TCAGTAACCAAGCCGGACCGGAACAGAATCCGCATCCGCCGCCGCCTCAGCCCAGGCCGTGCCCGCCAGAGGATTCGGAGCCGCCTCCTCACCCGCTTCCGCAGTCAGCTTACCGTCTGCCAGATAGAGCTTCTGGCCAACAGTGACCGCTTCCGCTGCTTTTGGCAGAACGAACACCCCCGTGGTATGCAGCACACCCCACAACCCTGCCGGAATGTCGTCGTGAGCAACGCCCACCAGCGCACCTGAAAGCACGGCGTCACCCGAATGAATATCGGTCGCACCAGTATTCTGAAAATCAAGGGTGTTGCCATCCTGCTGATAATTATTCGCCATGTCTTTTCTCCATAAGAGGATAAGGCGGCCCGCGCCGCCTTCAGGGATAAAAAAACCGCCAGAAGGCGGTCGTTATTTCTTGATGACTTTAACCAGACCACGCCAGTCAAGCGGGGCCACACCCGCATCAATGCGCACCTTGAACGCGGCGCCGTCAACAGTGAAGCCCTGCTGCTGCTCAAGGTATGGCGTATCAATACCGTCCAGATACGCCACCTCAATGGTGTCGCGTCCCTGTGCGGCAGTCAGGTAATAATCCGTCGGGCTGCTGTCATCCAGTCGTGCTTCTGAAAGTACTGTGGCAAAGTTCTGGATCGGGTTAACGATACCGCTGTTCGCATCCGCCCCCGGTACGCTTGCAGATTTGATAAGCTGATTAGCACGGGACTCAATAGCTACCGGCGTCAACGCAAAAGCCGGACGGATATTGAGATGACGATCGCCAGATTTCTGCAACAACATCGCCTTACGTCCATCATCCAGTCCTTCGATACTCAGATCGGCGGAGACCAGGTTGCCATGATCGGCGTGGAACAGCGGCTTGCCGTCGGACATTTTTGGGTTGCTGGTCAGAACTGCCCACACCAGATCGCCCACGGTGGCACGCGCGGCAAGGCCCATTGCCTGCGGGATACGGGTCAGCATGTCCAGGTCATCATTAATGATGGTCTGGCGGTCAATGCTGAAAAGTTCGCCGTAGGTCGCAAGCGCAATCGGCTCGCCGCGATCTTTGATGGTGACATATTTATATTCCGCCCCGGCGCGGACCTTGCGAAGCGATGCAAGTGATTCCAGACCGACGCGGTGCGCGGTTTTGAAATCAGTCAGGGTACCTTTACGGGTCCACTGTTCGAATGATTCAGTGGCCTCGTCCCAGCCCATCAGTGCCGCCTTGTGCGCCACATCCATCAGGATATTGCCGAAATCGCTGCTGCTGTGGGTAAACGCAAGGCCGACCATTGCCAGTGGAGAACCGTAGCCTGAAATACCGATCCCGCGATCCACAAGGGAAGCTCGCGCCAGTTCACGCAGGGTATAACCGTTGTAGGCGTTATCTTTTTCAGCCTGCGCATAGCCCGCGCGGCTCATTACCGCAGCACGGATGGAGTCACCGACCAGATTGCCGTTTCCGGCATAAAGATGAACAGCGCCAGGACCGGCACTCGGCGTAGTCCCTGCCGCCAGCGCCTGGAGGAGTCTGTCACGGGCTTTTTCCGCCGTGCAGGAGAAGTCGGCCAGACATTCTGCCTTCAGCGTCGCGAAAGTCGGGAACGCCTCAAAAACAGCGGAAACCGTGTTCACGCGTTCCGCGTTTGCCGTCTGCATCTGCTGTTGCAGCTGCTGGGCCAGCGCAGTGATATCGATATTAGTCATCTGCTGCGCGGGCTGTTGTGGCGCTGGCGGGTTCAGGTTCGCCTGTACCGGCGCGGGCTGCTGTGGCTGATTCACCGGAGCTTCAGCGCGCGGCGCAAAAAGAGATTTAATCTGTTCTGGCATGTTCTGGTAATCCTTCAGTTTATTTTCATTCACACAGGCCGCAGCCTGTAGTTCAGGTTCAAGCGTGTCAGCGAAACCTTTCTCCACTGCCTCGGCCCCGTTAAGCCAGGTCTCCGCTTTCAGCATCGCTTCCAGCTCCTCCTGCCCCAGTCCGGTTTTATTCATATAGGCGCTGAGCATCAGGGCTTCGTTACGATCAAGCCACGCGGCGTAATCACGCATGTCATCAGAATCCCCGGCGATCCCGCCCCACGGTTTGTGGACCATGATCCAGGCGTTTTCCGGCATGTGTACCGTGGCGCCGGGCAGGCAGACAATCATCGAGGCCATGCTGGCCGCCACCCCGTCCACCCAGATATCCACTTTCGCTTTCAGCCGCGACAGGGTGTTGTAGATGGCAAATCCCTGCATGACATCGCCACCGGGGCTGTGGATATGTAAATCCACCGCGCTGGCGTCAAACACCCCGGCTTCTTTACAGTCCGCGACGAACTGCTGGGCTGTGATGCCCCAGCCGCCGATCACGTCATAGAGGAAGATTTCGACGCGCCCGGCAGACAGCGCGCGGATTTCGTACCAGCACTGACCGTTTGCCGCATCGACACCCGCCAGGCTGGCGCAGGGGTTAATCATCATCGTCCGGCTCGCGCCGATCGTCTTTTGGTTTTGCCGTTGCATCTGGCATCGCTCCTTTGTCGTTGGCGGCGTCGGAATCAAACACCAGCCCGTGTTGACGGTTAAATTCGGTTTCACGCAGTCGCTGGCGTTTAACCTCCTGCGGGTTTTTACCCCGCGCCCGTGCCCATTCCGCTTCGGTACCAGCACCGCCACGAACAATGGCTTTCCAGGCATTAGCCTCTTTCCCCGGATCAATCCACGGCATCACCGGGCCGAGATAAAGCGCGTTATAGAGAGAATTTGGATCCACATCCGGCGGCACTTCAACGCCACTCAGCAACGCCATCGCCAGCCATGCACGGTAAACGGGCCGGCTGTGCTGGCCGACAAACCACTGTTGCAGGACGTTGTACCCTTCGAAGCTCTCCACCAGCTCCTGACGCTGGGAGCTGTAGGTGCCGTTATAGTCCCGGGCAATGCTGGAATAGCTACCGCGCGTGCCTGCGGCCACGGCCCGCATCTGTCCGTTTCGGAATTCATAGAGGTGAACATTCGGGCGATTGGATTCCACCATGCCAAGGTCTTCACCCGGGCGCAGATCGTCGTAAATCATGCCCGGGGCGATATCGTAATGACGCTGGCCGCCGGGAGGTGAAAACTCCCCGTCGTCACCAAGAGACTGCGCATCACCGCGCTTGATATAGAACCCCAGCGCGGCGGCAATACGGGCGGCGACGCGTTCACTCTCTTCATAATCCTTGATGTCAGAAAGACGGGTAATGACGCCGTGGATCAGGCTGATACCGCGCAGCTGGTGCAGACGCTTGCGCTGTGCAAGGTGAAGCATATTTTCAGCTGAGACGGTTTTAAGTTCAGCGCTGAACCGCGTCATATTTGCCGGGTGGTACTTGTAAACGCGGTAGCCGACGGGACGCCCCCAGTCGTTCACGATGATGCCCTGGCGAACCTGCTGGCCGGCGGTGCTGTTAAGGTTGAACGGAACAAAATCCGCCTCCAGCATTTCCAGCGAGAACGGTACGGAGGTGGAATGTTGCAGACCCGGCACATTCCCCCTGACCAGTTGCGTGAACACTTCCCCGTCACGCAGTGCTGAACGCAGCAGCAGGCGTTCGGCTTCCGGGCGGGTGAACATGCCAGTCACCTCAGGACGCACGGACCATTCAGCCCAGAGCGCCGAGAGTTTCCCGGCGAAATCGGAATGAAGATTCCCCTCCAGATCGAGGGGCTGAGGCTCAACATGGATCCCGTGGGCACCAATTACCCGGTCTTCCATTTTGTCGAACAGGCCGATCACCAGATCATGGTTTTCATCAAGCCACCGGGCCTGTTCCCGCAGGGACTGACCTGCTGCAAACACAGCGGTGTCCGCCGACTGGCTTTGCTTTTTCGCCTTGTGCAGCCGTGACGGATTTGCCGCTTCATACGCATTAAGCCGGAGACGATCCCGCTCGCGTGCCGCGGCCCACCCGGGGGAAATTGCCCTCAGTGTTCTTTCAAGAATGCCCATAGAACGCCTTACAGAAAGTTAGCGAGTTTGTACGAACCACCACGGCTGTTGACCGCGCGCCAGCGACGCTCCCAGTATTCGAGCTCATCGCGCAGCGCCTTCGGATCGTGGTTGGTAATGGCGCGACCGTTTACGCCGGTGAAAGAGATACTCTTGCCGTCCAGCGAGTCCTGGTAGGCCTGGCGCACCATCACCAGCGTTCTCCAGATGTCGTCTTTCTTCACAGCCAGCCTCCTCCCCTACCGGAAGATCCCAGCCAGCTGCCGGAAAGCGTGTTTTCTTTCTCAGGCTCAGCCCTGACTTGCGGCTGAACGGTTTTGTTTTTTTTCACGGTTATCTCCCGGGGGCGTTCCCCTTCATGAATATTTGGGTTGAGATCCTGCGGCTCAGCCCATGCAGGAGGTTTTTCCCAGTCGCGAATTTTTTCGTAGCCGCGCAGAACCGCGACGGCGTGGGCATAGCAGAACAGGTCAAAGGCTTCGTTGGCGCCCTTGCCTGGCTTACGCCATTTGCCATCCACGCCGCGCTCTTCGTAGGTCAGTTCCTCGTAGAACCACTCCCCCAGCCAGTCGGGAAAATGGATATAGCCTGCTCCGGGAGTCTCACGATCAAGGTTATTGCTGAGCTGATCCTTGAGCAGGTCGGTTTGCAGCAGATACACCGGCACCTCGCCACGCGCATCAGCGCGACGGTCACTGCGTTCGGTATTATTCGGGTGAGTTTTGGTAATAATTTTCTGGCGTTTTGTGCTGTCGCCCTTGATCAGATAGACACGTTTACCCAGACCATCCCGGCGACACTGGCGCCAGAATTTATAGGCATTATCTGTCACCCCTTCCTCACCGCCGCTGTCGACGGCCATGGCCAGCACTGGCATACGCCGCGTCGGGTCAGACTGAAGTGCGTAAGTTTTTTCCAGCACATCGGAGACAAGCAGCTGCCAGTCCTCCGGATACGCGCCGGGGTGGACTGGCTCCGCCTCGCCATGTTCATTGCAGCGCAGGGATTGGCGGATGTTATATCGATCCACAAGCCAGCGTTCACCGTTTTCGCCATAACCAATTATCTGCACAACGAAACGGCGCTTTTTCCCGCCCTGAACGTCGACGGCTGCCAGCAGGAAACGCACCTTCGGCGGAACCAGGCGTTTACCGTAATCCTCCGCACGCTGCATCAGCACATCGGCGCGTCGCTGTTCGCTGGCCGAGCGCGGCAGGTACGGCAGCCCCCAGTCGGTGTTGATAACCGCCTTGAGGGTTTCTTCGCTGCCGGTAGCCTCATACTCCTGCTCAGCCGTAAGCAGTTTGTACACCAGTTGCGCCCAGGTCTGGTACGCGGCTGCGGGCCCCTCCATCCAGAACGACGCTATGCGCGAGCGTCGCGGCTCACCGGAAATCTTGCCGTCCCGGTCAATACTCTGACCTTCACGCAACCAGACACCCCCCCCGTTAAGCTCGCGCTTTTTATCTGCGGTGATAATGGTGCTGCAATGCGGACAAAGCAGATGAGCCGACTCACTGGCTTTTACCGGATCAGGTTCATCACGGTATCCGGTCATCGCCTCCATCGCAGGCTGAAAATATTCACCACAATGCGGGCACGGCCAGTACCAGCGACGGCGATCCCCACGGTTGTACAACGAAAGCGCGCCTGTCGTTGGTGGTGCTTCATGGGGAGATTTTCGGCGCCATTTGCTGTCGCGAATGTCCCGGCCTGGCGAACACTCCACCAGAGTCATCCCGGCGGACATAAAGGTGGTGGTACGCTTGGAAGCCAGGGTAAAACCGTCACCCTCGCCATCGATGTCCTCAGGGAAGCGGTCATAATCGGTGAGCGCTACACATTTGAAATCTGACGAGGACATGATGTTGATGGAAGGCCAGCCAATCTTGAGATAGTTGCCCGCCAGAAAAGTACGATCATGCACGTTGTTGTCGTTTCGCAACGGGCTCAGGCGTTTCGCCACTTCTGGACTGACACGAAACGTTCTCGCCAGACGTTTTTTAGAGTGCTCACGCGCTTTCTCTTCGGTCATCTGAACGACGAGCATATCGGACGGGTCACAGACAATGTTGTATACAACCCAGCCATCCACCAGGCCGATCGTTTTCCCCGTTCGTGCCGGTCCAACAAACACCACTGCATCGTATTCACGCATCGCGAGGCAGTTCATCGGCTCTATCACATACGGAGCGACAGCAGGGTCCCACGGTACCGAGTTACCGGCTCCCATAGGTACGCGCATAAATTTTTGAACCGCCTCAGCCACAGGCATACGGCGCGGGGCTTTGAGAATGGCGGAAGCGTTACGCCTGACTTCCGCTGCCGTGGCCTGTCGCATGATTTACTCCTCTTCTGGCATATCCTCCTGTTCTGGTGAGTCGGCCTGCTCAACTTTGAGGGCTATCTGGTCGCGCAGATCGTCAATAACCTGCTGCACCCTGACAACTGCGGAAGGGGTCATGGCGCAGTCTCGTTCAAGGATGTCGGGTAACGTCTCCAGCACCTGAACCATTGCTTTTGCCATGGAGGAAAATTCTCTGGTGACTTCTGACGCCGGGATCAGCTCCCCTGTTTCCTGCTGAAACTTGAGCCTTTCACGCTCCGACTGAAACCAGGCTTTACGATCGGGGGGAAGCATTTTGTCGACGTCCACCAGCTCCGACGGTGTGGTACTCGTCAGCAACTCCCTGAGGATATCGGTGATGGCATAAAGCTTAAGTTTTGGATTGCTGCCCGGTGCCGGCTGAACATTTGCAAGCTTGCTCGCGACCGTCTGGCGGTGCAGATCGGTAATGGCTGCCAGCTGCGTGATATTCAGCCGGAAATTTTTGAGTTCGTTATCCATGATGGTGAACAAAAAATAGTCATTTCGACATCCTGCAAATGATCAGGACTGAAATATCAAGAGGTTAAACAGATGATGATGAAACCCATAAAATGCAAAAAACTAGCCGTTTCCCGCGTGTCCTCGCCCCCTCGGTGCTCATAATCGCCAGGAGTACCTTTTACAAATGAGATCCATTCTCACTACCGCCTTGATGCGAGCAGAGCGGCCCCCTTACTGATCGCTGCTGCAAGCGATTCGGCAAGCAACTCAGGTGGGATACCGGGCAATCGGGCAGCCCAGAATGCTCTGGTCCTCACCCAGTCCATTTCTCCGGTAAGTTGTGCTGTGACAGCATCCCGGAGCTCTTTGATCAGGGCAGCTTTCGATTCTTCTTTTTCATACAGGAGATTATTCATAGTCGTCATATCATCGTCTGGATCGTTATCGAAGCTTCGCTCTGTTGCGTGGTGCTGGCACGTAATTGACAAACACCAGCAGCGTCATTGTTATGGCAGGATGTATCGGCGAGGAAGCGCCAGGCTACTCCTCAGCATCCAGCTTCGGTAAGCAGCAACTGGCGTGGGCCCGTCACCGTAAGTACATCCGCTGAAAAGTTTTTCTTTTCCCAGATGACAAAGATACCTACCACCATGCCAGTACACGAATGGTTTCATCGTTAGACCTTTTTACCCCAGTCCAGATAGAAATCGTCATTAAGACGACGACGGTTCGCGCTGCTGGCGTTATGTGGGCAAGCGTTAGAATTGTGACCAGTTGCGCCGCAGTAGCTAAAGCGCAGATTCACACGGCGAGCGTTGCCACTCCATGTATGCGGGCAATTCTCACGGGTGTGTAAACCGGATCCACAAAAAGTGCATCGCGTGTAGCTCATTGCCCGGCTCCCGATGGCTTTTGACGCTGTTGCTCAATATCACGGATTCCCGCAAAGTTATTGTTACCCTTCTCGATGACGGCCAGCAGCGGTTTAATCCAGAGTACAGCCTGGCAGTACGTTATTGAGCGGGCGGTAGCGGTACTAACATCGGCTGAGTCAGTTCCGTCGGTATCGGCGTGCATTGCGCTGGAACGTAAACGGTACGCGTATTCGAGCAGCCCACCAGCAATGTCAGCAGGAACAGGCAGATCACAGGTTTTTTCACGGCGGAGAATCTCCCGGTATTCGATTACGGTTTCTTCGGTGCTGGTGTCGATCAGGGAGTTAAGCCTGTTGGCATGTTCTGCAACCTGATTGAATCGATTGAAGTTGAATGCCTGGGTGGCAATAACCTGCCCCTGCAAAGAGTTGTCACTTCGCAGAACGTCGTTATCGCTTTGAAGGCTACTGGCGGTTGAGCAACTCTTAACGAGAGCGACCGAAAGGCCAGCAATAACGACAACGCCGATAAAACCCGGATTAATTTTCATTGGTCCAGCCCCCAGCACGCCAGCGCACTTTCCTGATCGCGCCGCTCGACCTGTCCATAACAGCCATTCTTCTGGCCTTTAGTCAGGCGGCAATCACGTCCACCGTCCTTAATCCACCAGCGGATTGCCTCGCATGCACCTATACGGTCGCCTGCATTGATGCGCCTGTAGAAGGTCGAAGGGAAGCATTTGCCGGGACCAATGTTGTACGGGCAGAAGGATGCTATACCGACCTTCTGCGGCTCTGTGAGAGGCACTTTGATATTGCGATCGACCCAGGCTAATGCCTTATCGCGTTCAATAGCGTTAACCTTCCGGCATTGTTGCTCTGTGGCCGTCATGCCTTTAACAACACGCCTGCCATCGATGACGGTCACGCCGTGACATAAAGACCAGACCCCACCCGGATCAACAACGGCCACCAGCGCATTGCCTTCTTTCTCGCTGATGAATTGGTCGAAAATGAGTGGAGCAGATGCACCTGACGCGATTAGCGCCAGCACTGCTGCGCTGAGCTTTGCTTTATTCGACATCATTCACCCCGGGCAGCTTTGCGGCGATCCGCTTTGATTTGGAAATAGAGATTGGTAAGAAAGGTAAGCAAACCGAACAGTAAACTACCGATCACACCTATAGCTGCCCACTGTTCAGGTGTGTAGCCGTCGAGAAGCCTTCTTACCCAGTAAATGGCACTACCTCCCGAGGCGCCGTAGGAAATGCCAGTAGTTATTTTGTCCATTCGATACATGCTCTCACCTCGCTACGTTGCGGGTGTCCAGTTGAGGTAATAAAAAGGGCCGCGATAGCGACCCAAGCTTTTATTCCCCTGCCAGCTGCCTTACCTCACTTACCGTCTGGTTGAAACGTTCCTCTTCCAGTTCTACGCCGATAGCCTGGCGGCCCAATTCAATGGCTGCTTTAACTGTTGATCCCGAGCCCATAAAGAAATCAGCTACCACATCGCCGGGCCTGCTGCTGGCGTTGATGATTTGCCGCAACATATCAGCGGGTTTTTCGCACGGGTGTTTACCTGGATAGAACTGGACGGGTTTATGTGTCCAGACGTCTGTATAGGGCACGGCTACTGTCACAGAGAAATGCCGCCGAAGAGATTTGTACTCTTCCAGCAGATCAAGGTATTTCCGGTTCAACGAATGCCACGTGGCCACCAGTTGGTGATGCGGTGCTTTGAGTTCAGAGGCGCGGTGCTTCTCAATGGCGATCTGAGTGAACAATTCCTGCAGCTTTTCATAATCCTGCTGGTTCGGTAGTTGCCACTGACTGGCCCCGAACCAGTGGGACACCATGTTTTTCTTTCCGGTGGCGTCAGCTATTTGCCTAGACGTGACCCCCAGTTCAGATCTTGCATCCCGAAAATAGGATATTAACGGGGCCATGACGTGCTGTTTGACCTCGTTGCTTTTCTCAGCATACCCGTCGCTTTTCGGCTTATATGGCCCCTGATAATGCTCAGCGAAAAGGATGCGTTCCGTCGCGGGGAAGTAAGAGCGCAGGCTTTCTTTATTGCATCCGTTCCAGCGCCCTGATGGCTTCGCCCAGATAATGTGGTTCATGACGTTGAAGCGTTCACGCATCATGATCTCAATATCGGATGCAAGTCGGTGACCTGAAAACAAATACAGGCTGCCGGCAGGCTTTAGCACTCGCCAGAACTGGGCAAGACACATATCAAGCCAGCGAAGGTAATCTGCGTCACCGTTCCACTGATTATCCCAGCCGTTCGGCTTCACCTTAAAGTAAGGCGGATCCGTAACAATAAGGTCAATAGTGTTATCTGGGAGGGTTGCGAGGTATTGCAGGCAGTCAGTATTGACAAGCTCAACACTGTTTATATTTACAGTACTTTTCATAGATCCGTAAGCGTAACTCTGATAGGCTCACTATGCTTTTGCGCTAAAGCAGTGGGCCTTGGTTAGCTTGTGACCTGAAAGCATGAGCTAATGGCTGGTTGGGTGCTACAACACCCACCAGCCGCCCATTTTCACAGCAGAATGCCCCCTTCAGTGGAGGCGTTTGTAACATCCAAACTGGTAATCTGATAACCCCGCCATAACCAACTGCGTCAGGATGAGCTGGCATTTCTCTCGGCTTAGGTGCGTATTCTGTGCAATTTCCCCAGCTGTCGCTGGTGAAGCGCTGAGTTCGTTAAAAACCGCCTTTGCTTCTTCTGTCATATAAGGTTGATTTTGCATGCCTTTTCCCCATTTTTTATCGTGTGACACACAGATAACTCTGGTTCATATTTGCATCAAGCTTTAGATACAAAAGGCATAAAAAAAACCCCGCCGAGGCGAGGTTGGATATAATTATGACAAAATATCAAATTAGCTTCAAATATGGCTCATTTTGTTGCATTTTGCAAGCCCAATTGAGGGAGTTAGTGAAAGTTACCTCGCATTTCCGCCACTTTCAGTTCTTGGTACTCTTCATACCGTGACAAAATTTCGCTTAGTGCCTGATTGTCCATTTCAGCAAACGACGCTTTGAAAGCCGCCCAGTGGCCTGAATACACTCTGAGCCAGGTTGAACGCTCAACGCTGACCATGCGCGCTAGAGCTGCACCAGCATACTCCTGATAGGTATCGTTATTACGTGAGGCAGCAACCTCTTGAGCCGCCAGCCAGACAAGCCCTATCAGTTTTTTAGTGACTCGGCCCTGGATTTTTTTGCCGCTATGCTGACGCTGAAACTGTTCCCACACGTGCTGGCACATTAATATCTGGTACCGGAAAGTAAGGTCATACCCATAGCAGTACCGCACCCATGCCTGCAAATGCTCCCCCAGACCATTGATCGAACGACGCCATGCTGAACAAGCGAACTCCGTATCTTTAATAGGCGGTAAAGGTCGACGACGGCTCCTTGTCTCAAGAACATAAAGTGGAGTGGCCAGCGTTTTTACAACCTTTGATCCACAACCCTCCCCACCCTCCATGACGATTTCAGGATGGTGCCGGGGGTATTTGTTCTTATCTGCTGGTGGATGCTCACTGAACGCCTGCAGCTGTCCTTTGGTCGTTCCTGATAAATCTGCTAGCGCACGGCGCAATTCAATACGGGTATATTCGAGTTCTTGTAAATTCATAATGCTCAGCGCTCCATACACTTACTTATTAACTATTACGCCGACTGCCAGCGCCCAATCCAGAAAGCGGAACAGCAGCTGCAGCTGCGAGCCGTGTTTCTTCTCGAACGCCGCTACATCGGCATGAAGCTCGTCGTGACACTCTCTGCACAGAGGGAACACGAAGAGATCGTGGGCCTTGGTGGCAGTACCGCCCATCCCATTTCCGATAATGTGGTGGGGATCGTCAGCAGGTCTTCTGCAACCAGAGCAAGGCTGAGCTTTAACCCACCGGGTGTAGTCCTCGCAGGTCCAACGACGACGCTTTGGCCTGAGCATAAAAGATTCTGGTGACTCTGGATCCGCACGTAGCGCTAATACCTTCGGATGTTGTTCCTGTGTCTCCTGCTGGTTTGCTCCCGGCCTGCATCTTTTCAATGCCTCTGCTGCTTTTATCTTTCCTTGCAGGGCAATGGTTGGCCTGTTGTCTGCTGCGATAATGCTGCTTTCTTTGTAGACGGTAGGGAATGGTTCATACGGTAGCCTCAGCGCCCTGGCGGCCAGACCTTCCGGAATGGCATCTGCCACACCGGCATACACGGCCCACCAGCACAGTTCTGCGACAGAAAGCTCACGATCTTTACCAGCCCGGAGTGACATCAATATCGAATCCACAACCCACTCAATGACATTCTTACGTGCCAGCGCCGATAGTCGCTCTGTAGACTGGTCCCGCAATTCATTATCACAATGCCAGCATAGAAGCATTGCTCCGGGCTCAAACTGCATTGTGACCAGTTCAGCATGGTGATAATCGGAGTGTGGCCACTGGCAATGCTGATACCTGCGGCGTAACCATGCCTCCAGAGCAGGCATGCCACCAGCAGCTTTGATAACTCGCTCATCAGTGAAAAAAGACTCGAGGGATTTATCTTCTGCAAGTGGTTGCCGGGCATCAGGCACCCTGCCCGAAGGCAGGTGTGACATTGATTTTGGTTCTGGCTCGATCAGAATGCGCCCCTGGTGAAAGAGGCTCATCAGTTCGCTGCCTGGCTTCAATAAGACAACACCCAGACTGCGAGCGATGTCGGGCTTAAGTAATGCTCTCACGCCACCTCCCGCTGCTCTGAGCACATTTCAGGAAGATTTGCCCGCACCAGCGCCTCAGCAAAAGGCGGAGGTACTGCATTACCGCAACGGGCAACCTGCTTATCTTTTGCATAGCGTTTGCCGCGATAATCCTGATCGATGATGTAGCCTGCCGGGAATCCCTGAGCCCGATAAAGCTCATGTGGCTGTAACATTCTCATGCCGATATCGACGATCTGGTAGTCGGCACCATCAACCGTTACCAGCCCAAAACGATCATTGGTAGTGACAGTCCCCAGTGGTTCATCCAGTGATACGCCGCTTTTTTCATTGCCGTAGTACTTCATCAGAAAGGCGCGAACCTCTCCGATATGTTGGCCGCCGGCGGTAACAGTAGGCATGGGCTGTTCCACTTTCCGACCGTCTTTGCAGGTACCACGCAGGTGAACCAGATGCGAGGTCACAACAGCATGGTGATCAGTGGTCGTTACGGTATGCGCTGGTACATCCATAGCGGCACCTAGCCCCGCATAATTACCGCCGAAGTGCTTCGCCAGAAAGGTTGTCACCAGCTGCGACTTTCCACCGCCGCCAGCGGTTACCGTTCCATTGGGTTCATCAGCGCCGTGACCGGTACTGTTACCAAACTGGCGGGCTATCATCGGTGCCACCAGGCAGGCGCGAGATTCTTTCAACACGGTGTGGGCTGGCTTATTTATCGCACGAGGTTTCGCCTGATATTCGCTACCACCATTACCGGCAATAAACGGGGTAACGACAGCGTATCCGTGGGTCTTGGTAATAGTCTGCAGCGGACTATCAATATCCTGCCCACGAAAGCAGTCATATGCCGTGCGACTGCTGGTGTGATTGCACTTCACAATAAACGGAGTCGGATTGTTCAGCACAAACCGCTCAATACCACGCGCGATGCGTTTGAGCGTATTTTCCGCCAGTGGCTTTTTGCGGTCGAAGATGGACAGAGTCGGGATACTCCAGTCAATGCACTCCGCAGCGGTACGCCATGGCGCCAGCTTGCCGCTCTGTACCTCCAATGATTTCGGATCACCATGGGTCGCTTCAGGCCACTGAATCTGGCGGCCGTCACAGCGCATGACCATGAAGAAACGCTTTCTTATCGTCGGCGCGCCGAAGTCACACGCACGCAGCTCGCGATAATCAACCTCATAACCAAGACCGGCGATCAGCTGTTGCGCCTGCTGGCCGTGTGGCTCAATGGCAAGGAATTCACATACTTCAGCCAATGCAGGATGATTCGCCGCGATCCCCGTAGACAGCATGCCGACAAATGCCTCGAACGTTTCACCTGCACGCTCTGGATCCGGGCGTAATTCTTCATCCAGCAGAGGTCCCCATGTCTTAAATTCTTCGACGTTCTCCAGCATCATGACACGGGGACGTACTGCCAGCGCCCAACGCAGGACAATCCACGCCAGCCCGCGAATCTCTTTCTTAACTGGCTTAGCGCCCTTCGCTTTGGAAAAGTGGCGGCAGTCAGGGCTAAACCAGGCCAGACCGACAGGTTTACCGCTGGTGGCGGCGCTTGGGTCAACGTCAAACACCGACTCGCAATAATGCAGCGTGTCAGGGTGATTCGTTTTATGCATCGCAATAGCGTTTTCGTCATGATTAATGGCGATATCCACACTACGCCCGATCGCCAGCTCTATACCGGTACTCGCACCACCACCACCAGCAAAGTTATCAACGATGATCTCACGCATTGACAGCCCCCTGCATACTGCTGACCAGACCACCAGCGACAGTGATTATTTCGCTGGTGGGCATACGCTCAAGCCAGAGCTGATTGATGTTCGCTTTAAGCTTGTTCTGCTGGTTTAACTCCAGAGAATCTGCGCCTTCAACCTGATTAAATACCAGGCCAACTTCAAGCGGCCAGATGCGCGACTCAACCTCAGGCGTTTCAATTGGAGCAGGCATCACCTTTTCCGGCAATGTCGGCAGGACCATTTTTGCCGCGGCGAATTGAGCCAATGACAATGCAGCCCGCCCTTTTTCTTCCAGTTCGGTGCGATTGATATAGCTGAAGCTTTCACCGCGCCACGTTTTATCGAAGACTGCAATAGCCCCGGCAAAAAATGCGCTGGTGGGTTGCTGCTTCTCGTCAGCGGGAACAAACCAAACAGGAAGATCGAACCCAATACGACCACGAATAAACATGATGTGATCGGCATCTTCCGGCCACCATGTTTCACTTGTGGCTGACTTCACCAAGTAGATGTAACGACCACCTTTATCACGCATCGCCATTGTGTGATTCATGATGTGGGTCATGCCAGTGATGGCCTGCTTTTCATGGTACTGAGAACGGCTGTATGGCGGGTTAGCAAACGCGGCACCACCGAGTTCTGCCAGACGCTCAGACCAATCCTGCGTCAGCGCGTTATCTTCGGCGGTATACCAGGCAGGGCATTTTGCATTGCTGTCGTCTGCGAACAGATCCAGAACCAACGGGCCAAATATCGAATTTATGCCCCAAAACAGTAGATCTGGTGTACGCCACTGATCCCCAACCTCTTTCAATTCGTGCGCTGGTTTTGCGCGGAGTTCAGCCAATGCACGGCAATATTTGTTATCAGTATTCATGCTCATTGTTTCGCTCCCCTGAAGCCAGTTGGAATGGCTTTGTCCGGCCCACCAAATTTCATCGGATCATGTTTCTTTTCACCCCAACTTTCACGCGGAGGGCGGCCTTTCTTGTCCCAGCGGATCCCGCTTTGCAGGTAGCCTTCAAACTTTTTAGGGCCAAACAGCGTTTCAGGTCGCATGTACTGGTAGTGCTCATCGTTGCCGTTCCAGTGCTCATGCTTCAGGTCAACAACCAGCTTCAGATCACTGACGGTATACCCCTCCCGCAGCCGGGCTCGGATATTCTCCAGAGAGGTCTTTGATTTCTGATACCGAGAGCCACTAACCTGGTTTAAGTGGGTTAGCACCAGAATGGCGTTATCGGTGATCACAACCTCAGGGTCGGGTTGCGGTGCAACCGGACAAGAAGGTTTTTTATCTGATGGATCAGTAGTTGATTTTACTGACGGATCCCCGCCAGATTCTGACGGGTCAAACCCGCCCTGATTACCGGATTTCGACGCCTCAAATTTTGAGGGGTCAGAATCTGATGCGTCAGAATTTGAGGCGTCAGATTCTGACAGGTGAGAAAGAGCAGCAGCCTGAAGTTTCACGACATTCAGTTGATAGACGTTCGAGGCATTGCGGTTGCCCTGGCGACGCTGTTTGCGTGTTAGCCAACCTTCTTTCTCAAGCTTCGCTATAGCAGTCCTGACAGTACTTTCCCCAGCTCCAATCTGGCGGGCAATTGTCGCTATAGACGGCCAGCAAACCCCCTCATCGCTGCTGAAATCAGCCAGGCGCGCCATAATGACCACGCTGGACAGCTTCATTCCTGCTGCTGCACAACCATCCCAGACGTAGGAGGATAATTTCACACTCACTTGTCGATCCTCCTGAATCGGGCACGGAAAATAAGTAACGGTGCCGCGCACTCCCACTCGTAACCAGGACGCTTATATACAACCTTCTGACTGTCTCGCTCGTATCTGATAACGTTGGCGACGATGCCGTGGTGATCGCGGTAATGTCGATCGAGAATTTGATGATTGCAGCTCATATCACCCTCCCATCAGCTCTGAGGCGTAGCGCTGGGCAATCCACTCAACACCACGAGGTGTGACACGTGTCTGGGTGTAGGCATGGCCGAAGTCAGAAGTGCCCGTTTTGACAGTGAATAGTCCTTCGCGCTGGCGAAGTGCATGTGGCAGGAGATTGCCGGACTGACGGAACAGCACCTTGTCTCGCAGGAGAGCGTCGATCATTGCCTTTTCCGGCATATTGAGGATTTTCGCCGTTTCGCGGAGACTTTTAGCACCGCCGGCTTCAACGTAATGTTCGACGAATGCGACTTTCGGCGCGTCTTGCTGCACTTTATTCATCAGTTCGGCATTCTGCTCAGCCATATCAGCAGCCAGGCGCAGCGCTTCCGGCAGAGTCTGAGGTAGCGGTGCACCACCCTCTTCAAGCTCACGCAGTCGGCGGATTATTCTCATGCGCAGCGCGGCACTGTAACCTGTGATAAGGCATTCAGTGTGCTCGCGGTCAAGGCGATACTCACGGTACTGCTGACCATTCTGGGGGTGTGTCCAAAGTTGGATATACCCCTCGGGGCGCTCGCCGAGCTGTTTAAACATCGTCTCGATATCCCGGCACACGTGGCCATGCTGCTTATCTGTAAGTTCTGCAATTTCCCGGCTTCCCATGGTCAATGGGCCAGAACTGAATACTGACAGTGACGCTGGCGCGTCGAAGCGGTTCATTTGCTGTACCATGCAGCAGCCCTCCGGTTGAATACCCCCACAATGAGAGCCGCGCGACTGTGGTTACATGCAACCCAGCGCCCTGCTACCATTCGCTCATACCTGAACAACGGGGCGTCCGGGAGCGGAAATGACCGAAGTTGCGGTAAACGAGGAATTGCTGTTAAATTGCTCATGCGGATTTCTCCATACACATAGATTTATCTGCCACGACGCCCGGAGCTGCACACTCGCGGGCGTCACTCTTTTCTGGTGCGCAAAACACCCGGAAAAGCAGCGTCAAATGTTCCTGCCACTTCGTCATAACCTGATAGCTGTTCTCCTCTATCTGTGCCCGTTCAGTCGCATCGATGATGCCGTCTGCTGTCGCTCTACGGATGTAATGCGAGTGCTTGCCGATCCACTCAATGGATTCCATTAAGCGCTGGTGAATATCACCGTTATCAATCTCTTCCACTTCTGCCAGCGGCACGAATACACCGTGCGAATGCCGTGCTACTGCGTCAGCGATATGGTTTGATCCACCAGCACTCTGCAGCACCATCGCCCACCCAAGTGGGAAAATCTGATCCCCTTCAGTACGCAGGCGGTTGAACAATGCGTTTTCAGTGACTCCCAGCCATTCCGCCGCTTCGCCATATCCACCAGGAAGCTCAGTGATGGTCTTTTTGATAGCGGCCACCAGCCAGGATGGTTGCTTATCGACTTTCCATTCAGGTTCTATACCCACGGTTAACCCCTTACTTCTGTGGTACTAAAACTGGAATACCCTGTTACTGTTTCGGATAAATATCCGGTCGAAGATCTGATTTGGTGATAGCCCGAGCAGTGGCTGACTCCAACTTCTTAGCCAAGGAGAAACCAGCTTTTTTGTACCCGTTGAACACCAAACGCAGGTAGCCAGGGGTAGAACCAACACTACCTGCCAGCTTGCTCTGCTGCTCTTTGGTTAAAGAGTCCCAATACTCTTTCATAATATGTACCTCCTGTGTACATATTACACGAATAAAATGAACCATCAAGGTACTTGTACCTTCCCGGTACAAGCTGTGTAATTTCAGAATGAAAACTATCCAAGAGATACGGCGCTTAAACGCCAGAAAATTGCGAGATGGTGTTGGTGGAAATTCGTATTTTGCCAACATGATTGATCGCGAACCGACCCAAACGAGCAGGTTTATGGGGGAAGGTGCTACCAAAAATATTGGTGACGCAATGGCACGCCATATCGAAAAGTGTTTCGATCTCCCGCAAGGATGGCTAGATAAGGAACATCAAACTACTAATGTTGCAAAAAATCCTGATGTTTCCGACACTAATAGAAATATTACTATGGTTCCGGTTATATCCTGGGTGCAGGCAGGAGCATGGACCGAAGTTGGCTATGCTGAGGTAGATTTGAATAGTACAGAGACTTACCCTTGCCCTGTTCCTTGTGGCCCGATGACATATATTCTCAGAGTTATCGGCGATTCCATGATCTCGGAATATCGCCCTGGGGATATGATTTTTGTTGATCCAGAGATTGCAGCCGTTCATGGCGATGACGTGATCGCTTTGATGCATGAGACGGGAGAAACAACCTTCAAGCGTCTAATTGAGGATGGGGGTCAAAAGTTTCTTAAGGCTCTAAATCCGAACTGGCCAGAGCCTTACGTCAAAATCAATGGTAACTGCTCAATAATAGGTACCGTGATATTTTCCGGAAAACCAAGAAGATATAGAACAAAACCTTAATGGTTTCCTAATGAACCTGCTTCGGCAGGTTTTTTTATACTTGACAATGTACCCTTGCGGTACATAATGTACCAATAAGAAACAGCGAACTGGCAGGACGACCACGAAGTAGCCGCCCGGGGCAGATGAAGACCGGGATGATTCGCCAGTGTGAAGTGGAGAACGCCAATGGATAAGAAGTTGGAAGCGATTTTCGAAAAGATTGCGCGTCTGGAGCTAGCAGCCAAACGAGGGTTGCAGATCAACGAAGAGATTAAGCCTCATTTAACACAAGGCCAGGTGATCTCCGTTGAATACTGCAACGCGACGTTAAAGCACTGCGCTCTTTTTCGTCGGTGGATTAACGAGTGCCTCGGATCATGAGAATTGATTGCTGTTCAGACATGCCGTAGCCCTGAACAAACACTTCAATTTCTTCTTCCTCAGTCTCGTTAATGAAAGTTTCGCCACCGAGATTGTGGAGTTCACCGGATATGACGTGCCCCTTCTCGATGTCATACCCACCGAGCAGCTCAGCGACCGTGAATTCTCCGATTTGGTCACGGATAACGATGTAACCAATGCGGTGCTCATGATGTACGACGACTCCGCGCATGAAAGTTTCCTTCTGGCTGTGTGAGAGCGACCAGAGTACCACCGAGCCTGAAGTGGTGAAAAGACAGGCGCACAACATGAAAGCGCACTCCATCAACTATCGGTTGTGGATGACAGGTAAGCAAAGAGGCGGAGTGCGCTTCCAGTTGTGGTAATGCGGCTCTGCGCACGTGACGAGGCCAATAAGTTTATTTCAACTTTGAAATGAATACGTTTCTTAAGGTGTAGCGTCGCCGGTTCTGGCCGGGCCGGCAGGTGGAGGCACCACCGCCACAACATATGAATTGCTGTGTGTAGTCTTGGCGGTACCAGTACCAACCTTAGAAGTCCCTGGTACCGCCCTTTTTACACAACAGACAAGGGCATCACCGGGTGACGGGCTCATAACCCAATCCACCCGGGCGCGAGGAAAGTGGCCTGTCTACCCATGATAATCGCGCAGGTGTCCTTCTCTGTTGTGTATGGAGTAGTTTCACTGGCGGTTGCAGCCGCCTTTCATGAGGGTAAAACCATGAGTAATGACCGCATGACCGTAGTGCCCGACTTTCTGGGCGAGCTGGATGCCGGCGTGTTCATGAACAAAATCGCAGCGGCGCTCAACACCACCGCTCTCGGCGTTCTGAATAACGGCAATAAAGGCAAAGTAGTCCTCACCTTTGATTTTGAGCGTATGGGTAATTCCGTTGAAGAGAAGCGTGTCAAGATCAAGCACAAGCTGAACTACAGCACCCCGACCCCGCGCGGTAAAGCCTCCGAAGAAGACACCACCGAAACACCGATGTGGGTCAATAAAGGCGGCAAGCTAACCATCCTCCAGGAGGATCAGGGTCAGCTGTTCAGCATCAACGGCGGCACTGACGGAAAGCTTAAAGCGGCTCAGTGAACCGCCTCGACCAATTCACTGTAACCACTTCGATCATTTGTTTATAAGGATTTTTTTATGCCTCAGTTAGACAGCGGTACCTTTCAGCAGGTCAAAGACCTGGTTTTATCCGGCTATCATCTGAATGATATTCATGGTCTGGCTTGCCCGACTGCATTGCTTCCGGACGGCACAAACGTCGAAAGCCTTGAGCGCTTCTCTTTGGAGCGATTCCGCTTCCGTGGCGCCATGGGCACAACCAGCATTGAAGACTTTGTCCGTTACTCAAAGGGATACGCCAGCGCAACCGAGAAAGCTCGCTGCTTTATCGATGCTGACAATATGACCGCCCGTTCCATCTTCAATATCGGCACGCTGGATAATCCTGGTCATGCGGACAACATCGCTTCGATCAGCCTGAAACAAACAGCTCCATTCCGCGCACTGCTACAAATCAACGGTCTACGACTGAAACAGAAGCAGATCGCTGAATGGCTGGAAGACTGGAGCGATTACCTTTTGGCGTTCGATGCGGAAGGCGGGACCATGCAAATTTCCCAGGCTGCTCAGGCGGTCCGCCGTATCACTATCCAGCAGGCAACGCAGCAGGATCACGAAGACGGTGATTTCAGCGGTAAAAAATCCCTCATGCAGAGCGTTGAAGCCAGTAGCAAAGACGTTATGCCCGTGGCGTTTGAATTTAAATGCGTACCGTATGAAGGTCTTGGTGAACGCCGTTTCAGCCTGCGTAACAGTTTACTGACAAATGATGAACCATGTTTTGTTCTGCGCATTGTCCAGCTTGAAGCGCAGGAAGAAGCTATTGCCAATGAGTTCCGTGATCTGCTGATCGAGAAATTCGACGGCGACACAGTTGAAACCTTCATCGGTAACTTTAAAGCGTAATTGCTCAGCCTTAATAACCCCGGCTACGGGGTTATTAGTGAAGCGTAATTCCTTTAAATATCGCCATCCGGCGAGGGATTCGTACAACCAAAAATCGCCGCAGGTGCAGCTGCAAAAAATGGAGAAGATTCGATTATGAGTTATATACAAACGCTTTCCGGCAAAAAGTTTAATTTCATTAACCCAACTGCCGCCGACGTTGATATTGAAGATATCGCAAACGCTCTGTCCAATATTTGTCGCTTTGCTGGCCATCTTCCAGAGTTCTACAGCGTTGCCCAGCATTCTGTCTTAGCGAGCCAAATTGTACCGCCTGAGTTTGCATTTGAAGCCCTGATGCATGATGCGGCTGAAGCGTATTGCCAGGATGTACCGGCACCGCTTAAAGCCCTGCTTCCTGATTATCGCCGTATTGAAGCCCGCGTTGATGGTCTGATTCGTACTGTCTTTGGATTACCGGCAGAAATGTCGCCTGTTGTGAAGTATGCAGACCTCACAATGTTAGCGACCGAACGCCGCGATCTGGAGATTGACGACGGTACCGAATGGCCGTGCCTCAAAGGAATCCCCACCAGCGATATTATCCAGGTCATTCCTCTTCGCCCAGGCAAGGCTTACGGGCTTTTCATGACTCGGTTCAACGAGTTGATGGAGGTCCGTAAATGCAACGCATGAAAATTAAAGAACTGGTTGCTGTAGCTCATGCTACGGCTGGGAAATTGCCACCAGCAGAAGCTTCCCTGATGCGTGAGGTTGCCACTCGCCTGGACGTAACATTTGCCGCTTTAACGGAATCGATGGATCAGCGAATGAGCCTTGACGCTGAAATTAACCACCTTCGCCAGGAAGCCATTCAATGACGCCCAACAAATATGCAGCTCTGCGCGCCACAATCGTCAGAGCCAAACGCCACGACTGTCAGAAGGTAGTGATGCGTGTGACGCTGGCAGAAGAACTTCTTGATCAGCTGTCGAACGCAGAGAAGCGAATTGCTGAGCTTGAAGCGAGGATGGTGAAACTGCCTGAGCGTTACGAGGTAGACATGTGCCCTACTCCTTCCCCTAACGGGGAGTGGTATTCACGCGAAGATATATTGGCGGCCCTGGTATCTGCTGGCGTCAGATACGCCGCGGGCATCGATAAAGGAGAGTGAGCATGGCTATTGCGGAGCGAATCGCTATCGGACCATCTGGCGACACCTACGAAATTCATCTTGGAGCAAACTGTTACCACTACCGAACTGACGGCAGGGCGAACCTGATGAAAGAAGGCATGAACCATGCCTATCCGTGCCGAGTAACGAGCGAAACGATTAAATATGCCCTGGCTGCAATAGTTGAACTTCAGCAGAAATTATCCGCCGCTGGCGTTGAGGACTAACCCATGAGCGAACTAACCAAAGAATGGCTATTGAAGACCATCGCGGAGCTTGAAGAAGAGCGCGATGCGACGCCAGGCGCAGTAAATGGAGATGCAACGATGGCACTTGCTGCGATGAAACGGGCACTGGCGTCTCTGATGGCCGAGCCTGTAACGACATCTTACAAGTTACCTGAGGGATGTGCGGTTGTCCCGGTTGAGCCAACACTTGATATGGTTAAGGCTGGCGCTGCGGCCGCATCTATAGGGATGCTTATTCCAGGGATATACAAGGCCATGCTCGCAGCAGCACCACAGCAGGAGGATATGTAACATGAACCATTTAATGATTGACCTCGAAAGCATGGGTAAAAAGCCCACAGCCCCAATTGTTGCGATCGGCGCGGTATTCTTTGATCCGCAAAGCGGCGTGCTGGGTGCAGAATTCTATGTGGCCGTAGATCTTTCCAGCGCCATGGATCAGGGTGCTACCCCTGATGGTGACACCATCCTGTGGTGGCTAAAGCAATCAGCGGAGGCTCGCACCGCAATTTGTACCGACGATACCAGACATATCGCTGACGCGCTCTCTGAGCTGAGTGCGTTTATCAGCCGCAATTCAGACAACCCACGTTATCTGAAAGTCTGGGGCAATGGCGCCAATTTCGACAACGTGATTTTACGTTCTGCGTATGAGCGCGCCGGCCACACATGCCCATGGCAATTCTGGAACGACAGCGATGTGCGTACTATGGTTCTGCTTGGCAAGCAACTGGAGTTCGATCCTAAGCGTAACATGCCCTTTGATGGTATTGCCCACAACGCACTATCCGATGCCCGCCACCAGGCGAAATATGTGTCAGCAATTTGGCAGCGCCTGCTGCCCACCAGCACCGAAGAATAAACCTAAACGCCCGGGTGCAGCCGGGCTATGGAGAATCCATGAATACTCTTTTTTTTCTTATGGCTGAGTTCAACACCCCAAATATTGAACTTTCAGTGGTATGCCAGAAGTATTTCGGCATGAGCCCGGCAACAGCAGAGGCAAAAGCTAATGCCTGCCTGTTGCCTATCCCAACCTATCGTGTGGGAACCTCTCAGAAAGCAAAGCGCTGTATTAATATTCAGGATCTTGCAGAGTATATCGACAAAAGAAGGGAAGAGGGACGAGTTGAGTGGGAGAGAGTTAGAACAGCTAAACCGAAAAATAGTTAA